TCAAAAGGTGGAAAAGGTCAAAGTGGCCCAAGTAAGTACGATGACGAGGCATGGCATAAAATCCACATGCAAGCGCACGCGGATGGTGAATTTGAAGTAGATCACGAACACGAACACTTCACTCCAAAAAAGAAGGGGATGTAACATGACAGAAAAAGGAACAGCAGCAGCAATTATTGAGATTGCTAAAAAAGAAGTTGGGACTATTGAAGGTCCAAAAGATAACGAAACAAAGTACGGCGCTTTTACAAAGGCTAACTACCTCGCATGGTGCGGAAGTTATGTAATGTGGTGTGCTGCACAAGCGGGCGTCAAAATCCCTAACACTGTATCTACAGTGGCAGGCGCAACAGCCTTTAAAAAAATGGGTACTTGGTTTGATGCTGATTGTGGTCAATCACCACAACCAGGAGATATTCTGTATTTTGATTTTCCAGGAGATGGCGTCAACCGAATTTCTCACGTAGGTATCTGCACAGGTATTGAGGCTGACGGTGTTGTTTCAACTTTAGAAGGCAACACTAGCGGGAAGAAAAGAGGAGACCAGAGAAACGGCGGAGAGGTGTGCGCTCAGACTCGTGCGTACAAGCCAAACAAGAAGAAGGTTCTTGTCTCAATTGTTGGTTGGGGACGTCCTAACTACAAGGGTAATGAAGTAACCGCTAAGGTACCTGTTACAAAAGCCCCAAAGTTTCCAGGACAGATCAAACCAGGCGCACAGGGTGAAGCGGTCAAGATTGTTCAAGAGGCCCTAGGATTGGCTACAGACGGCGACTACGGCCCAGCCACAAAGAAGGCAGTTGTGGCATTTCAGGACAATCACGACGTAGTGGACTCAAACGGCATCATTGGCCCTAAAACATGGGCAGAACTGGTCAAACTCCTCTAAACGGACATTTCTGACTTAAGACCCCCCAGGTTGCCCTAATGGTATCCTTGGGGGGTTCTTTACTTAAGGGGTGGATATGACAACGATTGTAGCGGTGCAATACGAAGACAAAGTTGTTTTTGCTGCAGATAATCAGGTAACTGGTGATGATGGCCGCATTTACCGCCATCCTAGAATGGAAAAGATTACAGAACGCAACGGTTACTTAATTGCTGGCTCTGGAGAAGTTGCGCCATGCGATATTGCACAACACATATGGAATCCGCCAAAACCAACTGTAAAAGATATGCAGGATGTTTATCACTTTATGATTGTTAAAGTAATGCCTTCTTTAAGAAAATGCCTTATAGACAATGGTTATGACTTTGCAGAGGGCAAAGGCGATGGAAAAGTTGATGGTAATCGGTTTAATTTTCTTGTAGCGGTGGGTGGCGAGGTATTTGATGTTGCCGATGATTGCTCTCTCTGTATGAGTGATGATGGGATCTACGGAGTAGGTTCTGGTTCTTCTTATGCTATTGGGGCTCTTCATGCAGGTGCTAAGCCGTTAAAGGCTCTAGCCGTTGCTGAGAAATTAGATATGAACACTTCAGGGCCGTTTTTAGTCAAAGAGCAATATAAGTAACTCTTTGTGATGCGAATCACATCACTTATGAGTTAGATTAGTCACACAACTTCATAAGTGGCTCCTGGGTAAGAGCACGCAAAAACTACCTGTCCAATCTCCAGTGGCGTGATAGGGTGTAGACATGTCAAAGACACAAGATAAAAGACGCAAAAACAAAATTGATCATGCTGAGTTTCTTTGGGAAGAAGCGCAGATGAAAGCCGCTGCCATGCAGCAGATGCTTGATATTGCTGTTGGCGAGTTTGAAACGCACCAATCAGAGTTAGACCCTGAAATTGTGGCAAAAATCCAAGAACAGATTGCTATTCGTAAAGAAGACATCAAGACTTACCTGATGAGCGAAAAAGACAAGTTTCTTGAACGAGTCCGAGTTGACGTCGACAAAACCCAGTAACTAACCGATAATGAGGTTATGCCTCTAGGAAAACAGTTTCAAAACACATTCCACACAGACGAACGTGGAAACATAATTTTTCATACTGACGCTGCTGATATCCCTGACCAAACACCAGATGAACACGGTGCTGTAAACGCTGCTAAGGAACTTCATCCACATCAACCTGTGACAAGCGAAAAACCTCATCAAGGAGTTTCTTATCAAGGAATGCTTTTTTCCCCGCACGCATTTACTGGGTTAAAAACTGATCCTACAATTTCTGAAGAACAACGTCGCAGTACGATTCAAACGGCTTTGCATCTTGGAGCCGACGAATACTCAAAGAATATTAAAGGAGAGTTCCCAGCGCGAGAGACTGCTCGTGTAGAGCAAAGTCGTATGGCAATTACAGATGCAGCACACGAAACTGCTATTCCTACACATATGTTTAAAGAAAATATTAATGTTAAAGCAGTTGCATCAACAAAACTTGGCAGTGCAACAGGTGGAGATTTTAGCGCTATGAGGAACAGGATTCGCACCCGTGTACGTGCAGACAGTGAAAAAGTTGGTGAAGAAACCTACATGGACCAAAGGTACGAACGTGGTGAAGGATTTTTGTCTAATCCTACACATGAAAAAGATAATGAAAAAATTTCTTATGCATTAGGTGCTACTGGAACCCTGCATACTTCACTAGGAAAAATTCCTTCTGAGCATCTTTTTCCTGGTAGAGGTGAAGACACCGACGAGTACTCAACGCACAACATAAAGGTCCACGTCGGTTACACCGACAAGGGACGTAGAAAATCAGCAATAGTTCATGCACGACGTCCAAAAGTTGCTGTCGGTGAACCAGTCGAAAGAACTCGCCCTATTTACCAAGATAAAATGGTTTCTTCTCAAGACACCATTGCTCACGAAATTGGGCACTCTATGGATACAACGTTAAGAATTGGGGCATTACGTAATCTAAATGGTGCTGACACTGTTCATGAGGCAATAGCCGATGGAGTATCAGATCGTTTTGTAAGACATGGGCACGATTACGAAAGAGCACTAGAACCCTCTCCTGAGCGTGCGAGAGAGATTAAAAACGAGGGCTATGGATTTGGCAGTAAAGATGTAGCAGGAACAGACATTAAAAAAGCCTTGTACGCAGCAGTCCGTACCCACGTTGCTATGGGGGACAAAAACTTTCAAGATATTTTAGATCGTAAGGCTCTGTACAAACAGGCTCCGTTGCCTACAGAACGCCGACAAAGTGCTAATATAAGTTGGGATAGAGAGGCTTCACACGAGGAGCAAACGCATCACGCTAATCATTTACTTTTAGGCCACCTGTACACCACCCACTCTCACGTGCGTGAATCACTTTCAAACCTTGGTCTTGCTCACATTGGGGAAAATGCTGCCAATCATTACAGAACTCACATTACTGATGCGGGAAATGTTCCTTTGCCAGGGTTTGAGCACCACGGTTACGCAGACGCACCTGCGCGAAGTGAGTGGGCAAAAAATAATGAAAAAATCATGGCAGCACTTGAGGCCAGTGCATCAGAAATCCTGCCAGTGCGTCAGAGATCGCAACCCACGGAGCCTAAACTCAGGTAAACTGGTACTACATTGAGGTGGGCTTTACACAGCCGAGGGGTTGACATGAAAAGTATAAACAATGTTCTTATGCGTATTGTTGCAGTTTTTGCAGCAAGCGGTCTTGGAGTAATTGGTGCTGGCGCAATTGCGGGTATCTCGGTTGCAAAAGCAATGTTAGTAGCAGGAATGACTGCCGTAGCAGCAGTAGTTGAGAAGTTGGCTCGTGCATTTATGGACGACGGAAAACTTACACTTGACGAAATTAACGCAGCATTCTCAGCAGTTGATACAAAGGCTAAGACAGTTGCTGACGTTGCAGTAGAAGAGCGTCGTGCAGCAGATAAGTCTGCAGCATCAAAGTCAGCGGCTGTCTCAAACGACGATCCAGACTACAACTAATTTCCAGTTGAATAAAACCCTCCGCCTTTAAATTGAAGGCCAAAGGGTGAGAACACACGCTGAAGAGCGAAGCCACATGTATCGCAGACGTAATTAGGTTCTGCATCATGAATGCTTCGCTCTTTGTCGTATTTAGTGTCACATTCAGGACAAGCATATTCGTATTTAGGCATTAAAATCCTCCGAGTAGTAGCAAAATAGAGACATGACACAAAGCCTATCAAACGTACAATTTGGCGCACAGTCATCTGTAACTAAGATTGGCGCTATGCCTCTATCACGCAAGTTTGATGGCCCCTCTTCTGGGGACGATACCCCTGCTTCAAGCAAGGATCAAGGATGATTACTACTACAGATCATCCTTTAACTGCTGAACACCGCTGCGATAAGTGCGATGCACAAGCAATGGTTCGAGCAACACTAGTAAGCGGCTTGTTGTATTTTTGTGGACATCACGGGCGTGAGATAAGTGAAAAATTAATCTCATCTTCTATCCACGTGTACGATCCAGAAGGGGTATTTACATATGCCAATCGGTGATGGTTATTTTGGTAGCCCAAAAGGAACCTTTGGAAAATATTTAACAGGTCCAGCAACAACACCTTTATCTGCTCAATTTGCAACATCAACAAATATTGAAGAACAACAACGCCGCCGATACAAGCGCAGACACGAATCAGGTTTTGTAGGGAACGGTTACACTTGGGGATACCCATATGTTGTTGGAACTTTAGGTGCAAACGCTTACCAAGATCCAGATGCAAACCGTGGAGAATCTGCAGGCAGTGGTACTGAAGTTGCTTCTGCTACGGATGGTATGGGTGTTGGCGGAACTGCCGCTGGTTTTGTAGGTGGTTTAGGTTCATGATAGACCGTAGACCATTAATGATTAATCAACGCCGTAATATTAAACAACATTTTAATTACTCTCCAGATTTTTCACCTAAATCAAAAGCAGAATCAAGTATTGTTTCTTGGGCAGAACGTGGTCGTGGTGTACAAGGTGAGTCAGTAAACTCAAAGAGTACTAACGACAAGTTTATCGTTAATAAAAATTGGAAACCGCTATAATTTAACTATTGAGGGCTTAAAGAATTCCGAGGGGAATACTTGAAAGCATTGCGTAAATTCGCAGCATTATCTGTCATAACATACGCAGCATTTTTTCCGTTACTATTTCCAACACCTGCATCAGCAGCAGAAGGCTTGACTGCCCAGGTTCACAACGTGCTGGGACAAAATGGCTCTCCTTACATACCGCAGGGAGATACCGCAACAGTAACAACAAATGTATCTAACATTGACTTTCAATGGGGTAGTGGCAGTGTCCTTGGTGGTCCATCAGAAGATGTCATTGTAAGATTTACTGGGTCTATACGCAGTAACACAACTCAAGACATATCATTTTTAGCAACAGCAGACGACGGTACAAGGCTGTACATTGATGGAGTTTTAGTAACAGATGACTGGGTTGACAAAGGTGGTGGGGGAACAATCTCTTCTCCAGTACCCTTTACAGCAGGAATCCCAAAGACCATAGAGTTAATGTATTATGAGAATGGTGGTGGTGCCTGGGTTCAATTACTGTGGGATCAATCTGGATCAATGCAGGTTATTCCAACAGAAGCCTTCACTTCACAAGCAGCCCCAGTTGTTAAAACTATTGGTCCCCCAAGAAATTTAACTATAGCGAGTAGCGATACATCAACAGTGTTAACTTGGGAAGCACCAGACACTGGAAACACACAGCCAGAAAGATATGCAATAAGTTTTAACTGTTCTGGGTGCAATGGTTGGGGGATTGCCACTGGAAATGTTGGCGGACCAAATTCTTTAAATACAACAATAACAATTGACCATTCCTTGCTAGATGGCCTTCGCCCTGCAGGAACAGTGTGGTCATTTCATATTAGATCAGATAACGATACGTTAGCGCTTTACTCTGAAAATTCAAATGTTGTTACTGGGTCTACGTATGTAGCACCAACACCTACACCTACTCCAACGCCAACACCTACTCCAACGCCAACACCTACTCCAACGCCAACACCTACTCCAACGGCGACCGTTGAGCCTCAGCCCACTCCGACTCCCACACCCACACCAGAACCAACGCCCCAGCCAACACCAACGGCGACACCAACACCAACACCAACACCAACACCAACACCAACCCCAGAACCAAATCCATCTCCTACTCCTTCTCCCACTCCAACGGTAGTTCCAGTTGAGCCCACCCCGACTCCAGAACCTCAACCTTCTCCTCAGCCAACACCAACGCCTGAGCCAACTCCTGAGCCAACTCCTGAGCCAACTCCTGAGCCAACTCCTGAGCCAACTCCTGATCCGTCTCCTGAACCAAGTGTGACTCCAGACCCTGAGCCAACGCCTGAACCTGAGCCATCACCAGACCCAACACCTGAACCTGAACCTGAGCCAACTCCTGAACCTTCTCCTGAGCCAACGCCAGAACCCGAACCAACTCCTGAACCTGAGCCATCTCCTGAGCCATCTCCTGAGCCATCTGAACCTCCAATTGTAGAAGAAGAATCTACTGTAGCAGAAGAGGTAGAAGAAGCAGTAGCAGATGCTTTGGCAGATGGAGTAGTTACTGAAGCAGAAAAAGAAATTATTGCTGACGCGTTAGTTGCAACCCTTGCTCCAGGTGAGGCTCTTACTGCCGCAGAAATTGCAGATGCTGGAATTACTTACGCAGATCTTCCTGCAGAGACCCCTGTGGAAGTTCGTACTGACGAAAACGGCGAGGCAATTGTTATTACTGCAGAAGTTGCGGATGCATTAACGCTTGTTGAAAATCCCGCAGATCTTTTGGGCGCTGTTTTTTCAGACCCAGAAAAGGCTCTTCTTGCCTTGTTTAGCGTTGGAGCCGATATGTCTCCAACTGAAAGAGAAGAATCACAGCAAGTAGTTGTTGCCGCAATCATCGTGGGAACAATCGCAACCCTATCCATAAGGAGAATGTAATGAAAGACTTCCTAAATGACATGATTGGCCAAGTTTTTACAATCCTTGGTTTCTATGTTGCATGGGTAACCCTTGATGGGTCAGCAAAACCTGTGGTTCTTCAAGCCACTGTTTTCTGCCTATTTATTTGGGTTTTGTCCTATCCACTACGCCGTAATAAGGAATAATTCCTTCCGTGCGTCCATTTAAGGAGAACCATTAGTGACAACCACTTTTGCAACCATAGGCATCATTGCAGGTGCCCTCATTAGTATAGGAATTCTCTTGAGTCCTTTTTACAAGAAGTTGAAGCGATGGTCTGCGTGGTTTGAGCGATTTATGCGGGATTGGGAAGGCGAAGAAGAGGAGCCAGGCCGCGCTCGCGTGCCTGGGGTAATGGAGCGCCTTAACAAGTTAGACGGCGAGTTAAGCAACAACGGTGGCAGCACAACCAAGGATAAAGTCGACCAACTGCATGACAATCAAGCAATCTTTATGAAAAGCGTCTCTGAACGTTTATCTGCTATTGAAAATTGCCTAACGGTTACCCCCACAGACGGCCCTAAACAAGAGAAGATATAACCATGGCAAATGTTCCAGCAGGTCGCGGTAACGCTTTTGCGACACTTTATGGTGTTGCAAATTCACTGATGTCTCAAGTTGGCGGCCCTCAACAAGGCTCAATAAATCAAATTGCGCAAATGGCCGCAATGCACCACGCATCGCTGGATAATCAGAGTCACCAAGCAGAGTTACAAGAAACTGCTTTAGCAAATGAACATAGCCGTAGGATCCAATTTTTTGATTCTATAATGAAACACGCACAACCAGAAACTGTAGTAAGTTTCAAACACAGAGATATGTCCCTATCCCTTACTAAATCACCGACAGCCCCAGGTCGAGTCCCTGTTAAAAAGAACAGGGGAGGAAAAAAGAAACGATAATGCCTTTTGGCAATAAGGAGAACAAATGATTTGTGCAAGTTGTAAAAAAGATGCGATGTTTGAGTACCGTTTAACACGTGGAAAATCGATCTTTTATTGTGGCACCCATTTACCTAGGTTTTTAGAGCCACAACGCAAAGCAGGATTGTTAAAGATTACAGAGAGCCATGCTACAAATGAGGCTTCTGCCCTTGCAGCGTTGTCTGGGACCCCCGTTACTCCTGTAGAAGAACCAGAAGTTACTGAAGACGTTTCATTTGTTGAAACTCCAGTTACCACCACAACTGTAAAGAAAACTACTAAAAAGTCTGCAAAATAAATGAAGTTAATTCGCAAGTTCGCGATGCAGGGACATGCTGTACCATCGGGAGTGCACAGTCCTAGAGGACCGTTTCCGCCTGAAGTTTTAGCCCAACCTCGGATGGATTACGGCGATCAACACTCGGATTCCTTACACGTTGGATTAGATGATGTACGCTTCTTCAAATGCAGGGCTTGCGAAGAAGTACTTTTAGAGACTGAACTAACCAATCATGATTGTGAGGAAATAAATGGCTACTAATAACAACGGTAATCTTCTAGATACCGCAGGTGAAGTTGCAATTGACTTTGTATGGGGAAATTTCCCTATTCAACCAAACGACGCTCGTCCAGATGCAGCAAGTGCAACTCTTTCGACAACAGTCGCTACAAGAGTAGCAGGTCGTCTAGACCCAGCAGCAGATAACCACATCATCGCTCTTTCAGGATGGAATGGTTTTCCACTTTACAACCCAGATACAGCAGGTGAAGATGTAGTTGGTGCAACCGACTATGTACTCGTACCTTCAGTACTCGGTCTTACAACAACAGAGGCAGTTGACGCAATGAAGGATGCTTCATTGACAGTTACAACCGCAGCAGGAGCAGTAAACGCTGCTTCAACAATCACAGCAGTATCACGTACAGGTACAGCAGCAACAATCACCTCAACAGGTGCTGGTGCTAAGTACCCAGTAGGTACAAAGATCACTGTTGCATCTCTTGCGTCTCCAAATACTGACCTAAACGGTACTTGGACAGTCACAGCAGTTGCTACAAACTCAGTGTCGTTCACAACTACAACTACAGGAGCCCTGTCAACATCAGGACTTACAGTTGCTGGTTTGACTGGCGCAGCAGCAACAATCAAGACTCAATCTCTTGCAGCAGGTGCAAACTCAATTGCTCCAGCAGCAGCAGTAACAGTTACACCTTGGGCAACAGCGTCATAATTTAGGGGTTTAATATGGTTCGTCCGTCAGGCGGTGCAGCACGTGGTCAGAAGATCTCTGCGCCGCCTGCGGGCGACCTAAACCTTCAAATAGGTAATCAGTTTGGGCCTCGTCAATTAGCGGGCATTGCAAAGATAACAGGATTAGATTTTGGCGGAATTCCTACCGCCGCATCATCAGGTGAATTTGGTGAGTACCAAGACATCATCTCGTTGATGAAAGAAAAAGCAACATTAAATTTTTACGACCCTAGTACGGGCGTAGCATTTCAAAATTATGGTGAGACTCCAGATATGGAAGATGAAGGGCCAGCAGAACTCTCTGTTGTACCTACTTCAACAATAAACCCAGAACGACCACGCACAGTAGCCGCTGGCTACGACAAAGAAAACAATAAAATTACAGTAGTTTTTCGTGACGGAACGTACTACAACTATTACCAAGTAGACCCAAACGAATGGCAAGCATTTAAAGCACGCGTTTCCAAGGGTCGTTACATTTACAATTACTTAGACTCCAAGCCTCGTGGCCCTGCAGACATCGCAGGTATCTCAGCCACTGCTCAAAGAGCCTTTTATAGAATTGCTCGTGCAAGTCAGATACACTATAAAGGTCGACCAGGAAAACCCCCTAAACCAAAGAAACCGTGATATGCCCAAGGTACACAACATCGGATCAAATCATTTTGTTCAGTTCACTAAGTTCCCATACACCTGGGGTAGTAAGTTACTCGTACGTGGTTGGACACAAGAAATTGAAGAACCTTACAGAACTTCTCAACCATTCATAGTAAGATTGCCTGGATATAAAGCATTAGTACTTGGACGTTGGAGTGGTATGAGAAACGAAGAAGAGGCCTTAAACGGAGCACTAGAAAGACGGGATGTTACATACGATGATTTTACGGAAAAAGCAGGATGGACCGCCCCAGAGCAAAGTAGAGAAGCGGGTCGCCAGGATATCTACTCCCGATTTGATCTTATGGATGGAGCAATCGATGTACATATTGGGCAAGAACTTGACAGGTTGGCAAAAACATCAGAGTGACGCTGATTTAGACGAACTGCTTATGGGCGCAGAAGCGTTCTACGCAATTGCTAAAGAATTAAAGAAACGCTCTTAAATGGCAGAAGAATACGACGACCAAAAATTTGAAGAGATCAACCCAGAATTTTATCAAAATGATGAAAAACCTGTTGATGACCCTCTTGATGAACAACTAGACGAACTTTCACAACAGTTTGTTGAAAAATTAATTGACAAAATGATGGATTTTTTAAAGGTCCTTGTTGGTCACGATCTTCACCCATACCAAAAACCTTTGGCTCGTCGTATCATGGAATCTGTAATTATTAACGATGGCGAAGAAGTAACGGCACTTGCTGCACGCCAGTCTGGTAAATCTGAAATTGTTGCCGACACAGTAGCCACACTTATGGTTCTTCTTCCTCGTTTGGCAAAACTGTACCCCGATTTGCTTAGTAAATTTAAAGACGGTTTATGGGTAGGACTTTTTGCACCTACAGAGACACAGGCGGAAACCCTGTACGGAAGAACAGTAAACCGCCTTACCTCTGAGCGTGCGATAGAGATTATGGGTGACGCAGAGATTGACGACGCCGCTATTCGTGTAGGAGGAGTTACACGCCAAATTCGACTTAAAAAGTCAGGCTCTACAATCACAATGATGACCGCTAACCCACGGGCTAAAATTGAGTCTAAGTCTTTCCACCTTATTATTATTGACGAGTGCCAAGAAGCAGATGACTTTGTAGTATCTAAGTCAATCTCCCCAATGCTTGCTTACTACGCTGGAACAATGGTTAAAACAGGCACACCAACAACAAGCAAAAACAACTTTTATAAGTCTATTCAATTAAATAAACGGAGACAAACAACGCGAGGAAATAGACAAAACCATTTTCAATGGGATTGGAAAGAAGTTTCTAAGGTTAATCTTAATTATGAAAAGTTTATTAAAAAAGAAATGTTACGTATTGGAGAGGATTCTGATGAGTTCCAAATGTCCTACAACTGCAAATGGCTTCTTGAAAGAGGCATGTTTATTACTTCGAACGCTATGGATGAGTTGGGCGACACTTCTCAGGAATTGGTCAAGGTATGGCATAAAACCCCAGTCGTTGTCGGCATCGACCCTGCTCGTAAAACTGACAGTACAGTTGTTACTGTTGTTTGGGTTGATTGGGATAGGCCAGATGAATTTGGTTACTTTGACCATAGAATTTTAAACTGGTTAGAAATCCAAAGTGAAGACTGGGAAGACCAGTACTTTCAAATAGTTAACTTCTTAGGT